CGCTAAGCCCGGCTGAGTACGCAGCAACGACCAAGGCAAAGCGGGCGGGGAAGAAAGCAGGGAAGCAGTTCGTAGCGCAGCCCAAGGGCATAGCAAAGAAAACAGCGGGGTTTAGGTAATGGCCTTTACAACTAACACAACGGCGTTCAACCCGGACGTAAACGAACTCTTTGAAGAGGCGTTTGAGCGTTGTGGGCGGGAATTGCGTACGGGCTATGACTTCCGTACGGCGCGCAGGACGCTGAACTTTATGATCACGGAGTGGGCCAACCGTGGCATCAACCTATGGACGGTTGAGCAGGGGCAGATTCCATTAGTGCAAGGGCAATACGTTTATGATCTACCTCTTGATACCGTTGATCTTATTGAACATGTTATTCGCACTAATCCCGGACAGATATCTAATCAGACCGACATCAACATCAGCCGCATAAGCGTTTCCACTTACTCGACGATTCCCAACAAGCTGACGCAGGGCAGGCCAATTCAGGTCTGGGTCAACCGTCAGTCGGGGCAGAAGGTCGGATCAGAGGCAGCTACGGCGAAAGCCCCACAGATTAACGTATGGCCGTCCCCGGATCAGGGCGCGGTAGGCAACCCGTACTACTATTTTGTCTACTGGCGTATGCGCAGGATGTACGACGCTGGCAACGGCACGAATGTCGAGGATATTCCATTTCGCTTCCAGAATGCGTTGGTGGCTGGATTGGCATACATGCTGGCAGTTAAGAAAGACAATGTCTCGTTGGATCGATTGAACGTACTTAAATCACAGTACGATGAGGCATGGGACTTGGCTTCTGCGGAGGATAGGGAAAAAGCGCCGGATCGATTTGTGCCGCGTATGACTTTCTACAGGTGATGTATGCCAAGTAAGTACGCTAGTGGCAAACACAGTATCGCGGAGTGTGATCGATGCGGTTTTAGATTCAAGCTTAAAGAGTTACGCAAGCTGACGATCAAGACCAAGCAGGTGTCGATCAAGGTTTGCAGAAGTTGTTGGGAACCGGATCAACCGCAGTTATCATTAGGTTTATACCCGGTCAATGATCCGCAGGCGGTGCGGGAGCCAAGACCAGACATAAGTTACTTGCAGTCAGGTTATAACGGGCTGCAATTAACGGAGACGCCGGGGACGGCAGTTGATGCTGACGGATTCCCAGAGGGCGGTAGCAGGGTATTCCAGTGGGGCTGGGCACCGGTTGGTGGCTCAAGTGGTAGTGAAGCAGGGCTGACACCAAATGCTTTAACGTCACCCGCACAGATCGGCAGTGTAACAATCTCGTAGGAGTGACTATGGACAGCATGAAAAAAGTAGCCAAGGCGGAAGTCAAGGCACATGAGAAGCGGATGCACAAGATGGCTAAAGGGGGTAAAACCAACCTTCAGATGAAACAGCTTGGACGTGGTTTGGCTAAAGTAGCAAATCAGAAAAAGTCTTCGTTCACCTACAAGCGCGGAGGTTGATATGGGATACAGCAAAAAGATGATGGGCAAAGAAGTAGGCCAAGCTGCTGTTTACGCGGAGCCACATACTATGGACGGTAAAAAAGTAACAGCAAAGGTGCCAGAGAAGTCGGGCGCTCAGTACATGAACGAGATGAACATCGCTGGTGGCGTGGTCAGCAAGGGTAACTATAAAGAGCCCAAGACTACTGGCATCAAGATCCGCGGTACCGGTGCTGCGACTAAGGGTGTAATGGCAAGAGGCCCGATGGGTTAATCATGACGTATAACGAGCTTTTCATTGCGGTTAAGAACTACCTGCAAAACGACTTTCCAACGAATACTTGGACTGACGTAGTAGGGACTGGTGTTACCACGTCTGATGGTACGAGCCAGATTAATTTCTTTATTCAGCAGGCTGAAGAGCGCGTTTACAACACGGTGCAGATTCCTGCACTACGCAAGAACGTCACAGGTGTAACCACCGGCGGTAATCAGTACTTGTCCTGCCCAACAGATTTCCTGTCGGTCTTCTCGATGGCGGTAATTGATGGCAGCGGCAACTATGAGTACCTGCTAAACAAGGATGTGAACTTCATCCGGGCGTCGTACCCCAACCCAACTACCACGGGCATTCCGAAGTACTACGCTCTGTTTGGCCCGACTGTTGCGGCTAGTGTTATTTCGGATGAGCTTAGCTTTATTCTTGGCCCAACCCCTGACGTTCTCTACAACGTCGAGCTGCACTATTACTACTATCCTGAGTCAATTATTCAGAGTCCGGTTACGGCGCTCGGGGCAATTACAGGTGGGTCTGGTTATGTAAACGGGACGTATTACAACCGCCCTCTTACAGGTGGATCGGGTACTGGGGCGACCGCAGATATTGTGGTTTCTGGCGGCGCCGTTACTTCAGTAACTTTAACCAATGGCGGTGTTAACTACACCGTAGGCAATACTTTGACAGCGAGTATTTCGGGCGGCACTTCGTTTAGTGTCCCAATTGCCACAATAGGCAACTCTAACGGACGAACATGGCTCGCGGATAGTTACTCGCCGGTTCTGCTGTATGGCACTTTGGTTGAGGCGTATACCTTCTTAAAGGGTGAGCAGGACATGATTGCTCAATACGAGAGAAAGTACCAAGAGGCGCTTGGTCAGCTCAATCGTCTGGGCACGGGTCTGGAGCGCGGTGATTCGTATAGGGACGGTCAGGCTAAGATTAAGGTGAATCCGTAATGCCTATTCAGCAAGGACTGACAAACAGCTTCAAACAAGAGATGCTCCAAGCCGGGCAGAACTTGGCAACCGATACGTTGCGGATGGCGTTGTATACGGCGTTTTCTGATATTGGTCCGTTGACCACTGTGTACACTACATCTAATGAGGTGACCGGCACGGGCTACACAGCTGGCGGCGTGACTATAACGGGTGTAACAATTACCACGGATACCACGGGACCTAATTCTGGCACGGTGTACGTGGATTTTAATAATGTGGCATGGCCCGGCGCTAGCTTTGTGGCTCGTGGCGCTTTGATCTACAACGTGACTCGTAGCAACAAGACTGTGGCGGTGCTGGACTTTGGTTCAGACAAGACGTTTACTTCAGCTAACAATACCGTCACTTTGCCAGTGAATACTGCAACGACGGCTTTAATTCGTTTTCCTTAAAGAGGTTATTATGCTTATCGCAAAGTCCGCAGGTATAGACAACGTAAGCTCGACATTAACTGCACGTACCGGCGCTTCAGATGGTATGAGAGCAGGTGGGGTATTCCACGTACAGTGCTTAGATAAAGACGGCAACCTGAAGTGGGAAACAACTGAGCACAACCTTGTGGTGAATCAGGGACTGCAAGACATGAACACTCAGTATTTCAAAGGGTCGACATATACCGCGTCTTTCTTCCTCGGCCTTATTACAGGCCCCGGCTCGGGAACCACGTTTGCTGCGGCGGACACGCTTGCATCAAAGGCGTGGACAGAGTTCACTGATTATTCCGGCGCTCGCAAGGCGGTTACGTTTGGTACTGCGACAACCGCAGACCCTTCGGTGATCAGCAACTCCGCTTCCCCTGCCTCATTCGTTATCTCTGGCGCTGGCGGCACGGTTGCTGGGGCGTTCCTCTGCACGGTGTCTAGCGGCACATCGGGCGTCTTGTTTTCGGAATCAGACTTTCAATCTCCGGGCGACCGTATTGTTGTAGCTGGTGACACGCTTAATGTGACTTACACCTTTAGTCTTGACGCCGCGTAAAACGTGTTTGCTGACGCTCCCTACGCAGCAGCGCCATTTGCTGCCCTTGGGGCAGGAGTGGTTATTGTTGACGTTTCGCTAGCAGAATCCGCATCTGTAAATGAAGTAGTGTCGGCGGTAGCAAGCTTCACACCAAATGCCGTTGAGAGTGTGGTTGGGTCAGACAGCGTATTAGTGGCGGCATCGGACTTTAGCGCAGTCATTACAGAAGGGGCAGGGGTCTCCGATGTAGTTTCCGCGTTAGTAGAATTCGCGACAAACATTGCAGAATCTATAGGCGGGGATGACGCAATCAGTGCGTTAGTGGTATTCCAGACCGCAGTATTGGAAGCTGCCACTACAGATGAAATAGTTAGCGCGGTTGTAGATTTTGCAGTCACTATTTCCGAAACATCGACTGCTGCTGATGTTGTGGTTGCCGGGTTGGTTTATATAGCAACTATAAGTGAGCTGTGTAGCGTACTAGACGTAACTTTTGCAAACGGCATACTCAACGCGGCGGTATCTGACAGCGTCACTGCGCTTGACGCAAACGATGCAAAGGTTGGGTTTGGTGTTTTTGTAGTAGAGAATGCTAGTGGATTAGATAGCGTATTAGTAGCGCCATCCACGTTTAATGCGGCTGTAAGTGAAGGTACTAGCGCCCTTGCTGTCGTCTTAGCGTCCGCGTCATTTATTGCAACAGTGACGGAAGGTGCTGTAGCGGCAGATCAGATCGTTGCGAGGTACTTGTGGGAGCTTATTAATGACGCGCAAGTAGCTAACTGGGGGGATATAAACAATAACCAAACCCCCGTATGGGCAGTAATTGCCAATGAACAAACAATCAATTGGGCTGCACTAAACACGGCCTCAACTCCCGGTTGGACGGTAATATACGATGACCAGACCGGCACATGGCAAGTAATAAGTACGCAGAGCTAAAACATGGCGCTTATAGTTAAAGATAGAGTTCAGGAAATATCTACGACGGTAGGTACAGGTACTTTAACGCTTGGGGGCGCAACTCTTGGATTCCAATCTTTTGCCGCCATAGGTAACGGGAACACAACTTACTACGCCATTAGCGATCCTGTAACCGGTGACTGGGAAGTAGGTATTGGTACCTATACCTCATCAGGTACGACGCTCTCCCGCGATACGGTATTGTCTTCAAGTAATAGTGGATCGCTCGTATCGTTTGCGGCAGGAACTAAAAATGTATTCTGTACGTACCCGTCAGAACGTGCGGTCTACTTAGATTCCGCTGGGTCATATCCGGTTCAGAATGTGTTTGATACGCTAACTGCCGATACGGCTACGTTAGTTAATGGCACTGTTAGCCATATTCCTGCGGTTGGTACAGACATAGCCAATAAAGCCTATGTAGATACAACGTCTACGGGGCTGACTATTCACGAACCTGTGGTTGCTGCCTCCACATCAAACCTGACAGCCACGTATGCCGATGGGGGTACGACTCCTACTTGGACAACAATCACTAACACTTCTGAACTTGCCACTGGTTCGGCGCATGGGTTGATTGCAGGGGCAGTTATTGTTTTTGCCAACGTTGGTGCTAGCGGTTTGACTGCGGGTACGGCGTATTTTGTTAAGTCCGCTCCGACCTCAACGTCTATCACGTTATCGCTGATACTGGACGGCCCTACGATAACCACGCTGGTAAACAACACGGGCTATAGCATTACTAGCCGAGCAAATTCCGGTGTTGGGGCTACGCTTACAAATGCGGGTACGCAAGTCGCGTTGGAAATTGACGGGGTTGCGCTAACCACAACTCAACGAGTACTTATCCAAGGGCAGACAACCGCATTCCAGAATGGTGTTTATACAGTTACAACTGTAGGTTCTGGTTCTACTAATTGGGTACTAACCCGTTCAGCAGATGAAGACACATACTCCCCCCGCAATGCTGACGGTGCGGGAGCGGGCGACTATTTCTTTGTAACCTCTGGCAACACAAGCAAGGGTGATTCGTTTGTACTGTCAACTTCAGGAACAATCGTATTTGGCACTACTAGCTTGGTGTTCAGTCAGTTTTCTGAGTCCAATGTTTATTCTGCTGGTACTGGGCTAACACTAAACAATTTAGTATTTAGCATCACTAACACAGGCACTGCGGGCACATACGGCGGGGCAAACTCTGTCCCTGTCTTTACCACTAATGCGCAAGGTCAAGTTACAAGCGTCACCCCAACAAGCATTTCCATAAGTGCGGCAGCGGTCTCAGGTTTAGCGGCGTCAGCTACGACAGATACCACGAATGCCTCGAACATAACGTCTGGTACGCTGGGTACATCTCGGCTGTCTGGCTCATACACAGGCATCACTGGAGTAGGTACGCTAACGGCGGGTACGTGGAACGCTAATACGATTGCGGCGATATACGGCGGTACGGGGCTGACTTCTTTCACCGCAGGCGACCTGATTTACGCAAACTCCTCGACGACGTTAGCTAGTTTGGCTGATGTGGCGGTAGGTAATGCGCTTATTTCTGGCGGGGTTGGTGCCGATCCAAGCTGGGGCAAGATTGGTTTAGCGACCCATGTGTCAGGCACACTTCCCGTTGCCAACGGCGGTACTAACGGTACGGCTACTCCTACGGCGGGGGCTGTTGCTTATGGCACAGGTTCGGCTTACGCCTTTTCTGCGGCAGGTACTTCTGGGCAGGCTTTACTCTCGGGCGCAACAGGAGCTCCTACATGGGGTACGTTGGGGTTAGCTGCTGGCGGCAGTGGGCAAACAACCGCGCAAGCAGCAATGAACGCTTTTGCTGGCGCTGTTACATCCGGTTCGTATTTGCGCGGCAACGGCACTAACGTCGTGATGTCTGCTATCCAAGTGGCAGATGTTCCTACGCTGAATCAGAATACGACCGGCAGCGCGGCGACATTAACCACTGCTAGAACTATACAAACAAACCTTGCTAGTACGTCCTCCGCTTCGTTTAATGGATCTGCAAATATTACGCCGGGCGTAACTGGTACGCTTCCAATCGCTAACGGCGGCACAGGACAAACAACTGCACAAGCAGCGATGAACTCATTTGCTGGTGCTGTTACATCTGTTCAGTATTTGCGTGGTAATGGCACTAATGTTGTGATGTCTGCGATTCAAACAGCAGATGTGCCTACACTGAACCAGAATACGACGGGTAACGCGGCGACGGCGACTACTGCTACAAACCAAAGTGGCGGCACGGTAAACGCAACGACTGGCGCTTTTAGCGGCGCTCTAACTGCCTCAGCAGGTGGGGGGGCTGCAACTAGTACTTATGCTATTCAAGCTCTAAATGGTGGATACTACTTAGGAATTCAGTCTCGGTTAGGCGCAGGATCATATAACCCTCTTGTGCAAGCAAACGATACTGGTTTAATTTTTACAGCCGGATCAGCGGGAACAGGAAGCCTTTTTATTGGGCCATGGAGCGCATCAAGCGCCGGACTTCGAATGGTTGCTTCCGGCGATACGACTCTTAACGGTAACTTTACTGCCGTTGGTTCTGTTACTGCGTCATCATTTTCTGGAGCAGGAACCGGGCTAACTGGAACAGCATCAAGTCTTTCTATTGGTGGTAACGCGGCTAATGGCATTTCATCGGGCACCGTTATGTTGTTTGCGCAGACAGCAGCGCCAACAGGGTGGACAAAATCAACTGCACATGACAACAAGGCGCTACGTGTTGTTAGTGGTACAGCGTCGTCTGGTGGTTCTGTTGCGTTTACAACGGCTTTTGCAAGTCAGGCGGTAAGTGGTTCGGTCAGCATTACCGGTATCTCCGGTTCCGCTGGCGCAACAACGCTAACAACCCCACAAATACCAAGCCACGTCCACGGCGTTTCATTAGCACCGGGCCCTTCAAACCAAGCCGGTTTGCAAACTAACTACGGCGGCTTCCCCAACCGTACGTTTTACCCACAAGTTGTTTCAGCAACTGGTGGTGGCGGATCGCACGATCACCCATTTAGCTTTTCAAGCGGCTCGGCCTCGTTTAGTGGCACGGCGATTAACCTAGCGGTGCAGTACGTTGACGTGATTATTGCAACCAAAAACTAACCATGCTTAAGAGTGTTTTTGCTACGCCAATCTACGTTGTATCAGGCGCTCAATGTTTGAGCGAGGCTTCGGATGCTTTTAGTTCTTTTAGCATAGAGCAGTACTACCAGCCAGAGATGTATGGGGTAGCTGGGTTTACGACTTACTTTGATGCAGCGGCGAATGAGATAGTAAAGGGGCTTATACCCAACGTAATTAAATTTGCAGAACAGCATAGTCGTGATTACTTGGAGATGATTGGGTATGACGTAAGCACCTACGACTTAAACGTGTGCAATATGTGGTTGAGCCGTATGAGGGAAAATTCAAATCACAATTTTCATACACACACCAAACTGGGGGAGAAGCTAGTCGCAGTATCTGGGAGCTACTACGTAAACATCCCGTCAGATTCTGCGTCGCTTACGTTTTCAAGGTCAGAAGGCGAGTTTTTTAATCAACTACGTCTGCCAGCCAAAGAGCAGAATGAGTTCACTAGAAAATTCTACAGCCATGAGCCCAAAGCAGGCGACTTAGTTTTATTTTTGGCAGAAACATTTCATGGCGTGCTGACAAACAAAAGCAGCGAAAACAGAGACGTTATATCTTTCAATGTGTCCGTAACGAGGAAATCTGATGCAGCTTAAAAATGGCACCTTTTGCCCGCTAATTAAAAAAGATTGTGTTGAGCTCAAGTGCGCTTGGTTTACTAGGATTCAAGGGTACGACATGAATACCGGTGCACAAGTAGACGAGTACCAGTGCGCGGTTACGTTAATGCCAATGCTTTTGGTTGAAAACTCTGGACAGCAAAGACAGACTGGCGCGGCGGTAGAGAGCTTCAGGAACGAGATGGTTAAAGCTAACGAGCAAAGTCAGAAGGTTTTGTTGGCGGCTGCCAAAATTAAAAACCAAGTGCTTATTGGGAGCAATGAGCGATGAGACTAACAATAGTCACACAGACAGCCTCTGTAGGTAAAGACGAGGTATTTTTTGAGGGGTTAGACCTTAGCTCTTGTGGAGTGCCTTTAGATGTCTGGGCCTTGCAGTGGTATGACACATATGGACATATTGAATTTATTGGCGCCGCCCCTAATGAAGACATCCCTGCGCTCCCGGATTGGGCGAGCAATTGTCTATCTGTGTGGCAGACCGCCTATGAAGAAAGCTTAATTCCACCCCCGCCTACGGCTGAAAATAATAAACTCTCGGCAACCGTACTTTTACAAGGCACCGACTGGACGACAATACCGGATGTGTGTGATCCAACAAAAAGCGATCCGTATTTAGCTAACGCCAATGAGTTTGTTGCCTACAGAAACGCGGTTCGGCAGTACGCTGTTTATCCGGTTGCAGGAGATATTGACTGGCCCACACCGCCGCAAGAAGTGTGGGTAAAAGTACAACCATGAACGATCAGCTTTTAGCTAATAACTTTGTTTGTTTGCCCTCGTTCATCGATGCGCGACAAACCGCCGAGCTTGCGGAGGAATTCTTCAGGGCTGAGCGGATGGGCGAGTGTTCGGAAGAATCTGGTTGTTACAACGCTCCGGGCATCTACAACCATTTACCGTTTGTGCGGTTGCTGGTAAAGAAAGTGGGCGAGGTTAGTAGTATCTTAGGTGAAGACGTACTGCCTACCTACTCGTATGCAAGAATATACAAGAACACTTCTGAGTTGCTTAGACATACTGATAGAGGCGGATGCGAAGTTAGCTTAACTGTAAATCTTTACCAAGATGCAGAGTGGCCTATATGGATTAGAAGACCAAATGGTGAACCAGTCGGGGTAACACTAAAACCGGGGGATGCCATGATGTATTTCGGAATATCGGCAGAACACTGGAGAGAGCCATTCACAGGCAGTAATTACGCCCAAGTATTTCTACATTACGTACGCGCACACGGCGAGTTTGCTGACACTTTCTTTGATAAAAAACAACGCTGATAACCATGCACAGCAAACTAGAAGACTATATCCAAGTGTTTGAAGGCGTTGTATCCGACGATTTGTGTAACCGGATATTGGCTGAGTACGTAGATTCTCAGGAATGGATTAGAACCCATGTAGGTAAAACTAATGTAGCTGACAGCAGCGTGCGTTCCGCATCAGTTATTGGTATTTCTTCTAACATAATAATGGATGCTAACCCTGAAGTCCGTTACGGCTTAGATAAAGAACTCTTTCAGTGCGCCGCAGATGTAATTGGTAAGTACAAAGATGTGTATCCGCTGGCAGAGATAGAACAAGATTCAGGGTATGAATTGTTGCGGTACAAAGAAGGGCAGTTTTACATGCAGCACACCGACTCTTTCAAGGCCATACCTAGAACCATAAGCTGTTCGTTTGCATTGAATGATGATTACGAAGGCGGTGAGTGGGGATTCTGGGATCGTGAGATAACGATCAAACTCCCTAAAGGTGCAGCAATACTGTTTCCGTCAAACTTTATGTACCCCCATGAAATTATGTCAGTCACAAAAGGTACTCGTTATTCTGTCATTACTTGGTTTATATGATGCAGAACCTGCGTAAAGACACGATATTCACTAACTTTATCTACTCCGTAGAGCTGTCTACGCCTGCGGAAGAGACACACGCTGCCTGCCTACTGCTTAAAGACACTTACAACACGACGGCAAACAGTAATCGTAACGGGTGGCAAAGTCCGGGGTTTGGTAGCGCCGCGCCGTCAGTAATCTTTGAGTCGCTAAAAGCCGAAGTCATCCAGTTTGCCAACAAGATAGCCGATACAGAACAGCTTGGTTTTAGTTTTAAGGTTGCAAATTGGTGGGCGAATGTCAGTAAGTCCGATGCGTATAACGTCGTTCATTCCCACCCCGGCACTGACTTGGTGGTGGTTTACTACGCCAAAGCAACGGACAAAAGTGGCGAGCTGGTTTTGATCCGCAACGATAGCTCCTTGTCTAGCAACCTATTTAACAACCGTCCTTATGAGACGCGGTTTCCGTTGAAGCCGCAGGCTGGGCGGGCGTATGCTTTTCCTGCGTGGCTCCTGCATTACGTAGAGCTGAGCCAAGATGATGAGGAGCGGGTATCAGTATCTTTTAACTTGTGTGAGGCCGGAGGATTAAATTGATCCGCTAACGCTACTCGCTGCTGCCAACGCTGCTGTTGCTGCGGTCAAGGCTGGTTGTAAACTTTACAAAGACATTAAGGGTGCAGCGGGGGATGTCAGCGACGTATTGAAGGACTTGAAGGAGCAGTACAACAAGATAGTAGACCCGACGCCTATACAGAAGCAGCAGTACAACGCGGAAGTGCAGCGGGTGCAGGAAATAGCCAAGGCTGACCCGAACGACGTATTTACCGACATCGGCAATCAGTTAGGTGTGTTGATGGATGCGCATGACGAGATCAGCAAGTTGTTCCTGAAGGAGCAGATCGAAGCCAAGCAGGTCTACAAGGGTGAAGAGAGTATAGGTAAGCGGGCGTTGCGGCGGATACTGATCAACTCAAGACTGGATGCTATATGGGCAGAGGTAAGAGAAATGATGGTGTACAAAGCCCCGCC